ATCTTCCTCTTCAAGCATTTGCTGCTTAACTCGCCAAGGAACGACTCTTGGCATTATAGGTTTTAGCTCTTTATCAATAACTGGTTCAGGTAGAGGTTGATTCTTCTGAACCAATAAACTAAGTAAGTCTCTTTCTCTTTGATTGGCAAGAGATAATTGCATTTTTAATGTTTCACATGAATCACATACTAGTTCAGATTCGCGTTCCTGAACACACTCAATACAGTGTGGATGAACTAATTCGTGAAAGAATCGTGTTATTTTATTCATTAGTGATATCTCCTTACCGGCTTGATATGGTTCTGATTTTCAACTCTTTCCATATTGCGATAAAAGGCGGTCCAATTATTATCCGAATGAAGCTTCTGAATATATGCTTCTTGCTTTTGAATCTTCTCAAACTCGTCAGCGGCTGTCTCAAAGTATCTCTCCGCTGTATCAACAGCATATCTTAAATCATCGTAAGGGTCATCACCCTCAAATTCAGCTACATCTTCAGCAGGCTTACCATTTCTAGATTTATCATAGTTACATGCTTTAAGTGAATCAATCATTATTGGACAGCAGTTTGGATGACCATCATGATTATCTGCATCACAACGGAAAATTTGAATTCGTGGAATGTTTGTTTCCTCTTTAGGAGGTTCAAAAATTGATAAATAGGATTTATACTCATCCATTCCTTTATTACGCATAATCCATCTGGCTTTTTCCTCATCATAAGCCGGTAATTCAGAGATTGGTGCAGCCGGTAGCGGCTTCCACCTTAAATACTCATGAAGTAGCATCTTACCGGCTACGCGAGAGCCGGGGCTATTGTTAGATAGTTCAATTTGCCTTTCAAGAGCTTCTTCAATCTGCGATTGAATAGTATGATCTAATCCTCTATCCTGTGAAGCACTTCGACAGAACTTAATAATTCTAGGATTTTCTCTATCAACAAAATCTTTAACTACTGGTGCCCACTCTTTAATTTTAGTCTTAAGCCAATATAATTCTCTACAAAGATAAAGTCTTTTTTGTGGAGATACAGCATAAAATCCAATATAAGTCATTGCTGTAAATCCCCAATCACCTATGATGAATCGGGGCCACCAAGATGGTATTTCAAATGGTGGAATTACATGTAAAGCGTTCTCAGGTTCATCTGGATATCTTCTATCTCTAAGTTCATCAAATACTTGTCCAAGATAAGCATTCCAATCACCTCTCCGTTTAGCTTTTCTTTCAGCTTCAGGACGACCTTCAAGTGATTGTGCATAATTAGGATCGTTATGTTCAGCATTATCATCTAATGTTGCATGGACATAAATTCTTTTATTACCACCCTTACCAACGATAATTTTATTTCCAGCCGGAAATGGGTCAACAAATCTCCTCTTAACGAATGTATGACCTACCCCACCCGGCATTGCACATGCACGAGTAATTGCAACTAATCCACTTCCTTTAGGAGCACGATTACGTTCCTGGCTGATATATAAATAGATAAATTCAGTAGCGTTTGTCAACTCATCTGGTGTAAATAATGAAATTTCCATCGAATCAAAATTATGAACATTCTTTTCTTCTTCGCAATGAGCTAAGAATATCTGAGCACCATCCCAAGCCATTCCCCGTCCACCTATTTGATCTGGACGAGGGAATGTAAAAATCATATCAGTTGCATTATATTTTGCTCCAAGTTTATATTCATAAATTTCTCTTGCTCGCCCAACTACTTCCTTCTTCATATCAGGACGAGTTCTTCTCATATATACTTGTTTGAATTTGGGATTTTCATGCCACCTATGAACTACCCCATACATTAAAAGAACGTCAGTCTTTCCAGAGCTTGCACCACCCCCAAGCATAGCCTCTTTAATTGATAATGGTAGACATAAAAATAATTCTTGCTTTGGGTTGGGCTTCCAAATCTCACTCAGCTCTTTTGGAATGGTTAGTTCCATAAGTTAATGACTCTCATCCGTGCTGATGTTTATGTAGCTTTCAGAATAATACTAGTATTACCAGTTGTGCAACGAACAAAAGCCGCTGATGTCTCAACACCAGTTGTTAATGCTGATCCAGTTAGTGCAGTAAAATTTGTCCCATCTAAACTGACTTCAACAGCGGCACCGGCTAAAACCCTAACATTCCTAGCCGGTAATGCGTAAACTACATTCTGTAGAATACTATGAACCGGACCGATTGTTAATCCTTTTGTGTAAGCCATTACTTCCCCTTGTTGGCTTTGAACTCAGCTACAAAGTTCTGAACTGCAACATAATCATCAATTAACTTTCGCAGCAAAATCTTAAACTCTTCTTCATTTAATAATTCTTTTTCAGAAGTTAACTCTAATGCTTTAATCATTGCTCCAAATGCTTCAATAGCAGCATCCTGCTTATCTTTACCCTTTTTATTAGAAATTAATGACTCAACAGCATGAATAGCCCCAACGATTAGTGGAAATATTTTTAATCCCATTTCAACCCATTTCATTATATATCTTCCTCTCGTCTCATTGGATTATTATCTAATGGAAGAGTTCTGGAACTAGTAAATCTTTTTTCAGTTCTCTCATTAATTAATGTATGAATTGCCTTAAGTTCTATTGCTACACGTTCTAACTTATCTGAAATTTCGTGCATATCTTCTCTCATTCTCAATTTCCATTCCTCTAATTCTTCCACTCTTGCTCCCATACGGCCTAGCCGGTAAGCAAGATTAATTAGAGCAGTAATTAAAACAATTAATATAGTAACAGTTATAGAAACAAGAGCAATCCATGCAACAGCAGTCATTATTTAATCTTTTACGTATATGGTATCAAAGTGCTCCTCGCTAATAAACCTAGGAGCATAAACAATGAATTGTGGTTTATTCTCATTGTTATTTTGTTTATTCTTATCTTCAGCACTAATGATCTTATTCATCGTCTCCGCAACAGCCGCTAATTGAGTTGGCTTATCAACTTCAGTAATTCTATTCTTTAATTCAATTAGACAGTCGTGCATGATATCGGCAGCCTTAGACTTCAGACCACCATACTTAAGTTTCTCTTCTAAATCTTCTATGATTTCTGAACTAGAGGGGGGAATTGATGGTATTGAAGTATTTGATTTATGTCTAGAGAGTCCTGACTTAAGTCTATTAAGTAGATTTAATGGTGACTCAAATCTTTCTATTGCTTCTCTCTCATCTAAAATCATACACAACTCCCTGCGTAGACAATCGTAGCATACCTATGTATTGTATGTCAAGCCGTTAGTCGAATGAATCGATGATTTTTCGATGAAAATTTCATATTTTGAAACTATCACTAACTGAAGAATCTAATATTATGAGACTCTAAATCTATCTATTTTGTATGAGACTCTTTTTTAACTTTTGTTGTAGATTTAGTTTTTAGCGACCAGATATTATTGGTTTTATGGGACCAGATATATATAAATAACAGCAGCAATTCTCATGCCAGGATGGAACCACTACAGGATGTGTGTAGGGGGGAGTATCATACTATATATAGTGGTGACAAATAATAATTGTCATTGACAAATAATGTTTGTCACGTATTATAAGTAAGCACAAGATATAGCGCGTCATTTATATGACACCACTATGTATTGTGTTAGTTGGCATGGTTGCATTGGCACGGCTGATGCTATAGCTATGGTTGTCCGTGAGCCGTGAGCAGGGTAGCAGCAAGACCGCTACAACTCAGTTCACCTGAGCATCTGACTCCAGTCTCACATTTGCCGTGGTCTGACAAACCGGCATCATAGCAGGATGTGTCCAGCAAGATATAAGGGACGTGTCGTGTCTGCTAGAGTGAAGTAGAGTCTAATTGGCTGCCTAGTGAACGGAGCCGCTAATGCGAATTATCAGCAGTATCTATCACCGGCTACCAAGGAAAGACAACGTAAACACTCGCCGAGTCAATCGTGAAACACGTAGACATAAGTTAGCCGTTGCTAGCTTTATCAATGTGCCACGGTTGATAAAGGCGAAGTTTGACAATCATCCACAAATGGTGCAACCATGACGGTGATTGTCAATCCAACCAGTCAGACAGTAAACAGAATGGAATATGAAGATGCCTCTTCTATTTCATTCTATAGG